CACTCATGCCTTCGGTGAAGGTATGAGATACTGGAAGCTGAAATCCCTGTTGCGATCAAGTGAGATGTTTACTACATTATTATTTATAAGCCCCTTCCCATGCTTCTTTAGGAGTTAGATGTACGGTTTTAATCATTATAGTTTTAATAAGATGCCATTTAATAGAGGTATTTTTGTTCGCTCACTTTTATTTGTCGGAAAAACTATTAGGTCTGTTGCAAGTAAGGTATGGTATAGTGGTTTAACTAGAAGAATATTACAACGTGTATCAGTATTCTTTGGTATTAGAGATAAAAACGTGTATCAGTATTCTTTGGTATTAGAGATAAAAACTTCTCAATTGGTATTAGAGATAAAAACTTCTCAAAACGAATTAAAGGATCACACTAGGAGATTATATGGGACCATGGGTTTTAGGAGAAAGAAGAAATATTTATACAGTAATTAGCGCTGCTATAGGTGATGAACCTGTTATTATAGATGCTAATTATGAGGTATTTGATATTGCCACTGAGACTATAGTTGCAAGTGGCGGCGCCATTGTCAGTGATCAAATTATTTATTTCTTATGGGAACCAACTTATGCTAGTACATATGTTGCTCGAATTAATTATGAAGTAGACACAGAAGATTATACATCAAACCAAGTTGTAGAGGTTAAGGAGACGATGTAATGACTTTTAAAAGATCTAATTTAGAAGACTTAATTTTACCCTTAAGAGTGCAAATCGGAGATACTGATGCTATACCAACTTTGTCTGATGAGATGCTGCATGTAATTCTTTTAGAAAGTGTTGCATCTCTTATGAGTAGATGGGGAGATAAGTATTATATTACTAATGATAAGGTAGTAAAGAGAAATTCTAATGTTACATTTGATTGGTCAGCACCACCAGAAATACAACATAAAGATAGAAGACCAATAGTTTTACAGGCTTCTATTCTTATAAAAGGTGGAGTAAAGTTTTCAGAGTCTAGTGGTGCAGTAAGTTGGAGAGATGAAGAAATAAGTTATTCTAATATAGAGTCTGCAAGGCAAAGAAGTTCTACATTAGAGGATGATATTAAAGAATTAGAGGCAATTTTACCGAGTAAGAAACTTGCAAAAGCTCTTTATGGTAGATTGTTTGGGTGGAGAGAAAATTACTACTAAGTCGGAGATGAGTATGAAAGAAGCTATATTTAATGCTAAACTAGCATTTATTGATAATTTGGCTGAGGCTGGTATTCCAGAAGAGTACAAGAATCCACTATTAACTTGGATAAAGCTAATATTTTCTGATGATCAGCCAAATGCTAATAAGCAGGGCATAAAACAAGAAGAGTTTTCAAACCTGATTAACTCTATGTCCTACATGCCAATTAAGGCTAATTATAATGTTGAGGAAAGCGGTGTTGAGGGGCACACTGATGCTATTCAAATAGGTGTTATAAAAGAGGGTCAGCAGGAGGCTAATAAGATAGTTGCTGTTGGTGCTTTGTATAATGACGAATCACCTGATGTTGTTGATTTTTTCAAGAAAGAGATAGCTGATGGTAGAGCAGTGAACTTCTCATGGGAGATAAGGTACAAAGACTCTATTTTTGAGGATGATGTGGAGTGGCTTATTGGTACTACCACTAAGGCTGTAACAGCAGTAAAGTCACCAGCCTATGATGGTAGAACACCGCTATTGTCTATTAGTTCGTTTGATTTTATTAAACTTATTGATGACGAACTTAGCAAAAGAGAACACGTTGGGGTGATGTAATGATGATTGATTTAAGTAATATATCTACTCCTCAACTAAAAAGTATAAGGCAAATTCTAGTTGCTGGTGTAGTTTCAAAGGCAGAGACCGAATTTGCGCAGAGTAAGGATTATGTCTGTCATGAAAACCCACCAAAGGGTTATCCAAACGACAGAACTAAATACGGAGATCCAGAATGTTATAGATATCCACTAGACACGAGAATAAGATGTTTGGCTGCGTGGCGTTATGTACACCATGAAAGAAACAAAGAAATTCTGGGTGATAAGTTTAAGAGCGTACAATCTAAGATTAAAAATTATGCTAAAGAACATTATGACTTGGATATTCAGGTTGGTGGGTCGGAAGAATTTGATTGGATAGAGGCGTTTATGGAATATTATGACTCTGAAACTATGGGGGAGCGGTGCGAGTGCATCGTTTTAGAACCCAATGACTCTGAGGAGGACAAAAAAATGGAGAATACTGAAAAGATCGAAGCTCTTGAGAGCGAGGTAAAGACTTTGAAAGAAGCGAACGAGTCCTTGGCTTCTGAAAAGTCCGAGCTTGAGGAAAAAGCTTCACAAGTTGATACTTTAACCAAAGAGCTGAACGATCATAAAGAAGAGCTTGATAATTTAAGAGAATTCAAGCGAGTTACAGAAGAGGCTGCTGAGAAAGCGGAGAGGCTTAAGACTATTAAGTCCATGTTAGAAGAGGCTGGTATTGATTCTGATGTTGAGGATGAGGCTGATTATTGGCTTAATATGTCTGAAGATGTCTTGAAATTAACTATTTCAAAGATGGGTGAATTAAGTAAAGGAGCAAAGGCTTCAGCAAGCATTAAAGTTCCACAAATTTCTAACGAGGAAGTCAATAAGGTAGAAATTGTTAGGGACGGATTAAAGCAATTGAAGAACAGTAAATAAGGAGTGAAAAAAGATGGAAATTAAACTACAAGGAACAGCAATTCCTTGCGTTGCACAGGAAGATATTAAGGCGGGGCTTGCTGTGAAGCTTGTTCCTGCTGCTGGAAGATCAATTCCAGATGTTGTACAAGGTGCAGAACTTCCTTCCAGTGATAACGATGAGGAAGCTAGATATGTTGCTGCATTCAGAGTATATAATGAGAAACCACCTCTTTATGAGGGGCTTCCTACTTTGGATGAGACAGGCAACGCCACTTCTCAACCATATACTCTGAGAGAATATCCAGAAGGTCAGGAAAATCTTCCTGCCGATGTTAAGTTGAGAATGGTTGCACCTAGGTTAAAGAGCCCTGAGCAGACTATTTTGTCTGGTGCTTTAATGCTGGCTTACGATGCTGGTATTTATACCGTTACTTCTGGTTGTTACTATGGTGATGGTTTTGAGGTTGGCGATGCTGTCAGCGTCAAGGGCAATGGTAATAAGGGTAAGTGGTATAAGAGCGAGACTGGTCGAGTCGGTATTGTGTTTGAATTCAACAGCGACAAGGGCGAGTTGACCGTTAAAACGGGTGAATTAAAGAGCGCCTAATGGCGCATTTGTGGTGGGGAAGGGTTATTCTCTTCCCCAACCACACGGAGAAAATAAAATGGAATTAGAACAATTTAAAACAGCTTATGCTGAATTAGCAAAAGATAAGGGCGCTAGAGACACTCTGGCTGAGCTGATTGTTGAGTATATTGATCCTAAGCACATTACCAAAGATATTGTTGGTATGTTTCTTAATGCTAGGTCGCTGAACCCAGGTGACGCCCTAGTTAAGAAGGTTCGCAGAGGGATTGAGATTCGACAGTTAGTTCCAGGTCAGACTACTCTATCCAGCCAGATCACTGTGAAAGAAGTTGTGAACTACGTCTTAGACCAAGCATATGCACAAGTTTCACATAATGAGTGGGAGATCGAGTCAGGTGAGATTGGTACAGTTGATGACATCCGAAGGGAGATGACTGCCAAGCTTTCTGATTTCTACGTAACTAAGGTATTAAATGCTATGTACACCTTGGCCACTATAGACGATACTAAGAACTTCTACTACATGACACGTCCTATTACTAGGACTGTTCTTGAGGATTCTATTGATTACATATCTGATACTGCTGGCGCAGTTAGGTCTGTAGTTGGTAGGCGCACAGCTCTGGCTCCTATTACCAAGTTTGCTGGGTATAGGATACCTATTGAAAGCGAACGACCAACAGAGTATGGCCTAGCACCAGTACCAAGTGCTCTTGAGGAAATCAGGAGAACTGGTTGGTTTGGTGTGTACTATGGTGCTAATTTTGTATCGTTGGAGCAGGTGTATGATAATCCTTATGATAGGACCCCTCTGATTAAAGATGACATGATTGTTGTTATTGGTGACAATTGTGGTGAGTTTATTACTTACGGTGATACTAGAGAGGATCAGTGGGTAGATATGTCTACTGCACCACCTACTTGGTATATTAGAATTTATCAGCAATACGGCCTTCTGTTTGATCAGATGGAGAATGTTGCGGTTATTAGGCTTGACCAATAATTCAAGTCAGGGAGAGAGGCCTCTCCCGTCGGGTGGCATGTGTTGCCACACTATGAAAGTGCTGAGAACTTATTTAAGTTCCCTAGAGAAAGAGAGGATTAAAATCTAGTTAGCACAAAAGGAGTGAAAATGAGTGAATATCCGAAGTTTTGGAAAAAGGCTATTAAGGGTTCTGTTGGGGGTAGAATGATTAACAACCGTGGAGAGTATGAAGAGTTTTTATTAAAGGGTGACCCATCAGATCCAAAAGCTGATGTTGATGCCATGATAGTAGAAGTGTTTGATGAGGAATCTGAAAAGTACTTTAAAAAGACAAACAAGGCTACTGTTGTTAATGGTTATTTAGTGGAGATTGGAGAACACAACATTTTTCTTGACGAGATTAATGCCGTCACAGACGGTTATCTTAGAGATTTGTTAAAGAAACCGTTGAGCAAGATGAAACCAAGAGTAGAAAAGTTTACTTCACCTGTTCCTGTAAGTAGATTATTAGAGTTTGCTCAGGAAGAGAACAAACCTGTTAGAACCGTAGAGTATTTAAAATCTGTTATAGCTAACCTTGAGGGCCCTTCACCTGGATATAAGAAGGCGAATATTGATGGTGTTCAAGTTGGCAATGTTTGATGATGATCGTGTGCTGGAAAGTTTCCATTACACTTAAACTTTGTATTTTTGGCTTGACAAAGCACAAAAATTTTGATATAATTGCAATGTGGTGCTGGGCAGTATGCTTATTACTACTTATTATTATGGTTATTTAAAGGAGAGGTAATTGAGTAAGGATTTGAGTATTATTCAAGTTTCTGATTTACATATTTCTAAGCATAGAAATCTTCTAGAACGCATGGTAAATCAGATAAACAGTGAAAATGTAGATTTAGTTGTCATTACTGGTGATATTGTAGTGTCAAATGACAAAGAGTTATATGATATTGCTAATAGGTCTATAAATAAAATAAGGCATAATGTTATTGTACTTCCAGGGGAGTATGATTATGGTCCTGAGTGGGAGTCTAATTTTGGGTCTAGGTATAAATATATAAATATTGGTAATTATATATTAAACTTTTTAGACACTTCATTTTTAGGGCACAAGTTCTTTGTTGGGTGGGGAGATACTTTGAAGGATAATGACATTCATCAATATAACTGGTTATTAGATAGTTTAAAGGTTGACAAGTATCATATAATATTTTCACATCATCCGTTTCTAGTAGATTCTTGTGAAAAAGGTATTCCGCTAGACAATATAAGGGTAATGTATTCTGGGCATCTTCATGAAATCTCTAGTTTTTATTTTAAATATGAAAAACCTAGAGGTGTTTTTGAGTATGGATTTGGCACCACTTATTTGAAGTTTCATGGTAGTGCTTGTTATTTATTGATTAATATTGATAACAACGATAACATATCTCATGTACCAAAATTTGTGGACATGAAGAAAACTGCTTGGTAAGGAGAGGATAAATGGACAGTAAAATTAGAGTTCTTTGGATGGGTGACTCACCGTGTGTTACTACAGGGTTTGGCAGAGTATCTCAAGGCATATTAGAAAAACTATATCAGAGTGGCAAATATGAGATATCTATTTTAGGAATAAACCATTTGGTTGGTGATCCTCATAGATATGAAGGTATATTTAGAATATATCCTTCTAGGACTGGTGGTAATGTTTACGGTTTCAACAGAGTAGAAGAGGTTATATCAAAAGAGAAACCAGACGTTATAATTATAAATAACGATTTATGGATAGTTTGCGAATATGTTAAACTTATTCCAGAAGGTAATAGAATATTTACTTATTCACCAGTTGATGCTTTACCTGTTAATTCTAGTTGGATAAATGTAATTGACTCTGTTAATGCTAGAATAGGTACTTATACTGAATTTGCTAAGGGGGGCATCCTTAAAGCAAACAGTAATGTTGATATTGATATTATCGGTCACGGTGTGGATACGGATGAGTTTTACCCAATAGAAGATGCGCGAAGATTCTTAGTTAATGTGCCAGAAGATACGTTTGTGGTTCAAAATATAAATAGAAACCAGCCGAGGAAAAGGCTTGATCTATTCTTAAAAGCGGCACAACTTTGGTTAGAGTCTAGTAAACATAGAGATAATATTTTATTTTATTACCATGGTACATTAAGAGACGTTGGTTGGAATTTGGTTGACTTAGCTAAACGTTGGGGAATTGATGACAGATTTTTGGTGTCTGATCAAGACGGTCTTTCACCTGCTGGTGGTGTTTCTCTTGATAAATTATGTAAGATATATAACGCTGCTAATGTTCATGTTATGACATCTATGGGTGAGGGATTTGGTTTAAGTCCTTTTGAAAGTGCTGCTTGTGGTGTTGCTCAAGTTGTTCCTAATCATTCTGCAACCAAAGAGTTGTGGGAAGGTGTCGCACCTTTGATAGATATAAAATATTGGGAAGTTTTAACTGGTGGCATAAACACAGAAGGTGGTGTTATTGATGTTCATAGCCTAGCTAATATTTTGGAAGACTTGTATCAAAACAGAGACAAGTTAAGAGAGATAGGAAATAAATGCTACGAGCATGTTGGGCAAGAAAAGTTTACTTGGGACTATATAGCTAGACAGTTTGATGCTGTGGTGTGTGAGATGTTGAACGACAATAAAATTTCTAAAAAATACGGTGGTAGTGATGATACAATTCCCCCAAACTAAACATACAAAAGACGCTATTAGAAATGTTATAGGTAGGCCTGTTACTTTTATAATACAGGGAGAACCTTCTGCATGCCCGGTTTGTAGTGGTGCTGATTTATATGATAGTGTAAATGAGCTAAGTATTAATCAGTTTTGTCCTACTTGTTCTGGTGCTTATTGGTTTACTGCTGATAGTGGCATAAACTTGGTTGGGCATGTAAGACATAGGACTGGAGACGAAGAGGATTGGGGCATAGCCGGTTCTGTAATTACTGGTGATTGTACCATAACTATCGGCATTGATGATTTGTCTGAGGATAAAATAGTTAAGATTAAAGAGATTAGAACTGATGGTAGAAGGTTTAGGGTGTTTAGAGCAATAAAAAGAGGAGTACAAGAACGTGATCGTATTAGGTTTTTGTGCAGGTTAATTGGAGAGGAATAATATGAGTAAGGAATTAGAAGGGTTACCAGAAATAGAAATAATTAGATTAATAAATAAAAGAAAAAAGAGATATTGTGCTCTTGCTCTTAATGATTTAGAAGAAGAGATTGGCAAGGGTGAAAATTTTTCTAAGGTAAGGAAGATTTTTCTGGACAACATGAATGGGTTTACTCGTTCAGTATTTACTGTTATAGGCATTGACGTTGAAGGCATACAGGACGAATGATAGTAGAATTTGATCATAGTGTGATTAATTTTACCCCAGAAGGAATTCTTATGGCGGTTGGGGCTGATCCTGCTGGTCCTTTGTATTATCATTTAGTAAACGAAACTAGGTCAATAATAGAGACACAGGCACTTGTAACTGCTGAGACATTAAATGGCCTTCTCAAGAGAGCATACTTTGGTGACATGATGTCAATTCCAGAGTATGCTAATTACCCAGCTTATTATGATGTTATGGAAAATGCTCTATCACAACCATATCATATTGGGTTTTACTGGGACAATGTTGGTAAAATACAAGCAAGGTTTGTTGATGTTCCAGCGTTAGGTGACACCAGAGATTTGGTTGATATACAGAAGATTGTACATCCTGGGGGAACACTTCGTGGTTGGATAATAATATATATGTCTTGGATAAGTGGTGAATCTAGAAAATATGAATCTATTGTCAACGCAAGATTAGACTTAATGCGTGGGGCTGGTATTGCTCCCTTTTGTGAAATAATAGAATTAGGCAATGGTCATAATGCCTATCCTCAACACAGTCCAAGAAGAACACTTACTAATTTTAAAGTTGTATATGACGAGCAAATGAGGGTAATGTACCAAAGAACTTTGGCCATTGCAAGAATGATAATAAAAAGACCTTCTTCTTTGTTTACTGGATACGGCATTGATTCTGTTTTTCATAATGACAAAGAATATCATGGTTATAGTTGGAAATCACAGAAAGGTAACACTGTTTTTTCTATTGCTGGTACAACTAAAATAGATAGGGTTGGTAGGGTTACTGGTAGGGGATTTATTGTTAGCACAAAGGGTGAAGTTCTAAGAAAATGGAGTGGGCTATTACCTTTTTAGGTGAGAAAATGGATAAAGATAAATTATCAGAAGAAAACTTCGTTCAGTGGAAGGAAGACTTTGAGGAGTTGAAAAGGTTTGTTGCCGAGCTTCCTTGTGAAAAAGCTGCCCAACAGGTAGGTAAAATAGATGAAAATGTTAAGAATATGAGTGAAAAATTTGAAAGTATGGACAGTAGATTTGAGGAAGCAGACGAAAAGATTGATGGTATTATAGGGGAACAATTAGCTGGTCGCACTAGTAGGGCAAGAATAGAGGGTATTATGTATGTCTTAGTACCTCTCATGGTAGCTGTGTTGGTGTTTTTAATAAGGAATGGTGTATAATTATGGCTGTTATAGGCAAATTTAGACAAGAGGATTTTAGTGTATATTTCTTTATAAAAAACTTGCTTGGAGACAAAGTAAAGAGAGTAACTGATAGTTATCCATATACAGAAATAGAGAAAGATAGACTTGAGGTTCCTTCTGTTTCTATTGAGCACGCTAATACTGTTGATCATGGTGGTGAACTTGGTTCTAGTTGGTTCAGAAGAACCTGGTCTATAGATATATTTGCTGCTAATGATGCTCAGCGTGATGAGTTGTCGGACATTATATTTAAAGAGCTAGATAAATCAATACCAATAAGAGATTATTCTAGTGGATTTAGGGAAGATGGAAAAAGTTTAGCTGGAACAGATTTGAGGATAATAGAATGGGCTATAGTTGAAGATAGGAGTATGAGACCTTCTTATGCTTTCCCATCGTTATCTGAAAAGAAGTTCTGGAGAATGACTATAACATTTAGTACCATTACTACACAGGCTAGGTAAGGAATAAAATTAGGAGAATTCTCTCAAGGTTAGGAAATAAGTTTTCGGGTTCAGATAAAGGCATGGATTTATAAAGGTAAACAGGAAGAACTGGTTACAAGGTATTTTTGAGAGAGGATAATAGGAGAAATAAATGGCAAAAAGAGTTGCAGTTCCTTTTAAGGACACGAAATTAAGGATTGTTGGGCCGTCTGGTGATTTCTTTGCCCATCGTGTACAAAGGTTGGACATTCCTGTAAATATGCCTAGCACTACGATTAATGAGCTTGGTAATCCTAAGCACGCAGGTATTATTACTGATGTGCCTGAGGTGACAAGTACGTTCCAAGCTTTTGATGTTTCTCATACCATTTTTGCGTATATGACTGGAACAGATCCAAATGCTTATCCAGCTGGTGGTGTGGATATTGAAGAGTTGAAGTATTGTGACCTCATTGCTTATATTAAGCAAGCAGATGTTGCGGAGCATCTAAAGTGTATACATGCAAAGTATATGTTGGTTACAGATTTTACTTACACATACACTGTTGATGGGGAGAGTACAGAAGAGTACAGTCTTGGTGGTAGTGAGAAGAGATATTTTGCTAATGATGTTATTGTAGACTCTGGTAATTTAGCTAATGGTGTATGTACATTAGAACACACTCCAAAACAGCTTAAAAATGATGATTATATCATAAGTATGATAGTTGATGGTCAGTGGCTGAAAGAAGGAGTAGATTATACTTACGATTCTGTTTCTAGA